ACCTAAATTACTTAAAGCGGCACTAGCACTAGTTGCTCCAGTACAACCATTAGCAATAGGTAATGTACCAGTAACTCCAGGTGTAATATCGGCTGTACCATCAAAACTTGCCGTACTTGTACTAGCTAAATTTGTTCGAATTGTTCTAGCTGTATATAATCGGCGTACATTTGCTGTTAACATTATCCAATGATTGCTATAATATATAAATTCTACTACTTGATTAGCTTCCCATAAACCAACAGGAGCATAAACGCCTTTCATACAAGAAATTGCTTTTGCACCTGTATTATTTACATTTAATGTAAGATTATTAGCTGTATTAGTATTTGTAAAGAAAACAGCTACTCTTGCACCTTCTGTTAATACAAATCCTGTAAGTGCAACTGTTTTTGCTGCTGTTGCTGCTGCTGTATTACATACTCCAAAATGCACAATATTTGCACTACCATCAAATGGTATACCGTCTATTGTTCTAGCTGTAGCTAATTTTGTAGCAGAATTTGCCACTCCACCAGCGGTAGAAGAACCTGCATAATTATGTGTATGAGATGTATTTGATTTTTTAGCTAATTCTTCTGTCATTGTTGTGATATCAGCCTTTTTATCCAATTCTATCTGCATTGTTTCGCTATCTGCTTTTAATGCCAGTGCAGCAGAAATCGTTTCAGTATCTGCTTTTTTATTTAATTCCTCTTGCATTATTTCAGCATTTGCCTTTTTTGCCAATTCTTCTGCAACTGTTTCTTTATCTGCTTTTTTATCCAACTCTAATACAATATTTGTACTATCTATTTGCTGCTGCAATATTTCTTCTATTTCTTCCTTGTCAACTTTTTTGTCTAGTTCTGTTTGTACCTCTTGTTTATCTGCCTTAACTGCTAATTGTTGTATTATAGTTTCTTTGTCTGCCTTTTTTCCTAGTTCTGTAAGCATTTCCATTTCATTGGCTTTTTGGTCTAACGCCTGCTGTATTGTTTCAGTATCAGCTTTTTGATTTAATGCTTGTTGAATTACTTCAGTATTTGCCTTTTTTGCCAATTCCTCTACAACGGTTTCTTTATCCGCTTTTTGCTCCAACGCTGTCTGCACTTCTTGCGTGTTTGCTTTTTGTTCTAATGCTTGTTGTATTATTTCAGCGTCTGCCTTCGTATCAAGTGCTTGTTGTACTGTTTCTTTATCTGCTTTTTTATCCAACTCTGCAAGTATACCATTTTCACTTTCTGCTAAAACACCTTCCAAATAAGGCAAAGCTTCTATTTCTACAAACTCTTTCATTCTTTCTTCTGTTACAAATGCCAATGCAGCATATGCAATATTTACTTTGATGTCATCTGTCACTAAAATACTTACAGGATATTTTTTGATATTTACTTTTCCATTTTCGTATGCTTCTACATATTGCGGATACTCTCCCAATGAAGCATAATACAGTAATATTTCATTTTCTCCATCTTGGGCAAACACACCAAATTCTTTTAACCAAAATCCTTCTTGCAATCCACCATTCAAGTCATTTCTATACTCTATAATAAAAGAAATTACACCATTTTTTACAACGGGTATTGTTGAAGTAGCCTGTGTTACTGGTTCTATCAAATCTGCAAACTGTTCTGGAGATTGTCCTTGTGGCAGTTCTCCTTTTCCTACCATTACTCTTGTAATATTTAATTCTTGCCTTGTTGCTACCAATTCTGCAAGCAATTTTTTGCCTGCTTGCGTAATTACAAATCCTTTTGACAATGTTTTCGCACTCCTTTCTTAATTAGTGAGTATATTTGACGTTTATAAAAGTTGCGACCAAGTGTTGACGAAGTAACACAGGAGCAACTGTAATGTCAAAATACGAACGGTTTTTCATACAAAGTATGAAAAAAATTACCTCAATTACATTTCTGACAATGTTGTTTGTTCTATTTCACACCAATCTGCCACCACATTCATTACTGCACTTATTTTAAATTCCAGTTCTGGCAATGTCGTTTCCAATATATTCTGAAATACGCCACCTATATATACTGTTGTTTTAAATTGATAGTTGTATTCTATTTCTGCTAGTGTGGTTTCTGCTATCGGTCTAAATACTGCACCACCTATATAACAATAATTATTTTCAAAAAAGAGTTCTGAAATTGTTTTCCAATAAATTCCTATATGTGCTCTAATACTTTCTTCCAAAATTTGTCTTATTTCATATACTTTGTAGCGATATTCTTCTGGAACTTTTATAGAAATATCAATTTGAAATTTTCCGATATCTGGCACTATTTCTATATCATAAAATCCCATCATTTCCAATATAGAAACAAGTTGTCTTTCTGTAATAGGGCTGTCCTGCATACGAATTTTAGCTAGTATTCTTTCTCTTCTAAATTCCAAATCATAAGAAGGATTTACCGTAATACCATATTCATTTTCCAAATCTGTCAATATTTCTTCTGCTTTTGTTGTATGATTATTTCTATCAATCATTGTTACAAAGTCATAAATATAGTTCACATTTTTTGCTAATCCCTTAAACAGCTTTTTTGTACCCTTTGCTTTTTTATTCAGCCATCTATGTGGTATATGAGCATATAAAAATTCCAAAAAATCATTCATATTCTATCACTTCCAAATTTCCTATCACTGGGGACTGTTTTGCATTTAATACAATATTTTCGCAAGGACTTGCCAATACAAAATCCTCTACAATGGCTGTTTTTTCCGTATCTTTTTCATCGTAAGCCGTTCTAATACACACAATGCAATCTACTACAGAAACCATTTCAAGTGTTTTTTCACTTCTAAAATATTCTAAAAATGCCTTTTGTAATATTTCTTTTGCCATTTCTACTGTATAGCCTTTTTTTAATACTGCTTTTTGTATTGTAACATTTACTCTAACCAATTCTGGTGCAACAACCAATATTCCCCCATGATGTAAATCAGCAGGCACATAATTTTTCTCCAAATAATTCTGACATTCTTCTATCAATCCCTGTTCTGGTATTTCTCCATGATTTCCCCATATTACAACATCTGCTGTTCCTGCACCTCTTGCACATCTAAAACATTTTGCTTTTGTGACACCTTTTACTTCTAATGCCCACCTTTCCCAATCTGCTGGTACACCTGCCCTTGCTGGTCTTCTTTTTCTTTCTAATATTCTTTGTCTGTAGCTGTCATCTTTTTCTATTTCTACACCCTTTAAATAAATTTGAGAATTACTTACACTGTCAAATCCTGCTTGTGCAATTAAATTGATTGCACCATTTGACACATTTCCAATTTCTCCATATTCGCTACATTCTACTAAAACATCTGAAACAAACTTTTCTCCTTTTTTAATACATTTTTGCTGTCCTGCTACTACTTCAAATTTAATAGGAGGTTTATTGCCTACTGCTGTTGTTGTCAATAAAAATCCATCTGGTACAAATGTGTCAACTGTTACAGGCGTTGCTTTGTGCAATGTAATACTATGCATTGCCTTTACTGCTCCTTTTCTGTCCACTCCAAAATCATAGCCTTTATCATCTAAATTTTGTCCACTTGCTCTAATTACTGTTAAATTTTCATACACTGTTTTTATCAGCAATAAAAGCACCCACATTGTTTCTCTCAATGCAATTATCAAATGTTTTGTAAACCAGCTTTCCTGCAAATCAGAAAATGTTTTTCCTTCTCCCATAATATTTTTGACTAATATTTCTGTTAATTCGTCCTTTGTTGGAAACATAACAATCTCCCCTATCTATGAGTAATTTTGACGTTTATGAAAGTTGTAACTGCAATGTCAAAGTATAAACAGTTTTTTATACAAAGCATACCTTTCAGCAAAAGAAATAGACTATCCTAAGATAGTCTGTTAAAGTAATTTATTTATCACTGTAATGAGAACCACATTGTACAATTTTAATCACATCATTTTTTATACGATAAACAATACGATTCGCATCATCTATTCTTCTGCTCCAATAGCGAGATAAATCGCCACTTAATTTTTCTGGTTTTCCTATCCCCTCATAACCATTTCGGTCAATATCCTTTAAAATCTGTAAAATTCGATTTAAAGTTTTTTTATCTTGTTTCATCCAATATTCAAAATCTTTCCATGCTGCATCAGTCCACGCTTTTATCATATAAATCTACCTCATGTATTGTACCTCCTGTAGCTTCCATTTGAGCAATAGATGCTCTCAATCTTTTCATATTTTCCTCAGAATAAAATGGGTCTATAGACACTTCAAATGGTAAACGTTTTTCTCTTGTCATTTTTTTAGCAAGTAGCGTAATAGCTGTTGTCATTGATAAACCCAATTCATTACAAATACAATCAAATTCTTTTTTTAACTCATTATCAATTCTTACACTTACTGTAGTTTGTGACATAAATCATATACTCCTTTCTTATTATATTTATAAATATAATATTACAATGTTTATACATTGTCAATATATTGTTTTGCTATAATATTTTTATACAGCAAATTTAAAAACAGTTTCTACTTTTTTGCTTGTATTTTCATAATAATATTTTGCTCTTAAACTGGGCTTTTTTTCTCCTTCTATTGTTACCCACTCAAAAGCAACACTTTCTACATTTGAAATTCCCTCTGTTTTTCTCAACACTTCCCTACATTCTGCTTCTATTAATGCCTTGTTTGTTTGTGTATCTGGTTTTCCCAAATATTCAAAAAGTCTGGAACCATAACCATCATAAAATATACTTTCTCCTAAATCACAAGTAGCCCTCAAATATGCCTGCTGGTCAATGGCATCTTCTCCTTCTGCAATAAAAATGTCATCTCCTGTCCAAATCACTTCCCCATTTACTATCAATATATCCTGCAATATTATCCCTTCTTTTATTTTTTTAATTTTCATTATTTTAGTAAAACGAAGTTTTGCACAAAAGTTCTTTGCTTATTTTCTTTCAAGAAAGTAAGTTATTCCAATATTCCTAACACAATATAGTTTTGTGTTTTTCCGTCAGCAATCCTCCCAAGTAATACCTCAAGTCCTACTTTATCAGCAAATGCTCCCTGCAAACATCTACACCAGCCTGTTTCAATACCGCTTGGTTGTATTTCTGCTTTTATAGTTCTGTTATCTTTTTGAAAAGCAGTTACTGTAGCATATACAAAAGCACTTGTTCCAGCCATTTTTTGTATCAATTTTACTGTTTCTGTATAATCTATTTTGTTCATCATATTACCGCCTTTATTGAGCTATATCATTTGTAAATTGAATACTACATTCTATACCGCTCTCTTTATCCCCGCTAATTGTTACACTCTCCACATGATATATTTGACTTAATTCCATACCCACACCATACAACACAATTCTTCTATCATTTGTCAACTCTTGAAAAAAATCTGTTTCAAAACTTCCACTAAACTGTTATTTTGTCAATTCACTACATATATTCTTCAAATGTTTTTGTGCCTGTGCTCTTGTAATATTAGGAATATTTCTTCTAATGGTATAAACATTGTCTGCCTCTTCCTTTCCTATCACCGCCTTTTCTACAATACGATTTCCTTTTTTCTTTTTTTCTCCAGACTGCCACGAAATCACTTCTACAACAAAATTTCTTGCTTCATTTGGTGCTTTTTTCATTTTCAATTTTCTAACATTATGTCCATAACTAAAAGATAGAGGTTCTTTTTGATAATCCTCCAGCATAGAAAGCGGTGCAAAATACCACTCTTTTCCTTTTATTCTGCTTACAAATCCCTCTTGTTCTGCCAAATATAACACATAATCCCAGTGGCTCATTTCTTCTGCAACACTTGTATGGTCATCATTGACATATTCTCCTATCATATCGCTTGTAGCAACAGGTACTACAGGTGTTAACCCATGTGTTTGACATATTTTTTGAAATGCTTCTGTTGCTGTCATATTTTGATATTTTACCGTTTCTACAAAATCATAAGGTTTTGCTGCATAACTTCTGCCTATTATTTTTACCGTTTCTCCATCTGAAAAATCCCATTCCGGATAATCCATTTCTCCCTCTATTAGCAGGACAATTTCTTCTCCTTCAAAACCAGCTTCTATTTTTACAATCACTTTCCCTTTTACCACTACAGAAGATTGTTTTGAACCACTATAAAAAAATTCGTGTCTTGGTTTGTCGCTGATATCCCATTGAAACTCTACTTCAAAATCGTCAACTTCTCCCAAGCCATTCCAGTTTACTTGAAATGAAATCCAATCCTCTATTTTTTTATCATTTATAGTAATATTCACAATAGGCTTTCCAAAAGCTCTAAAATTTCCTCTGTTCATTCCTTGAAACATTTTTACATCTCCTTTAAAAACCTTTTAAATTACTTTAAAAATGTTTTTAAAATCATTCCCAGTTTTCTTCATTTACTTTACTATCACCGTAAACTCTCATTAATCCTCTTATTTTTGTATCACCATCTACAACAGCATTTTCCAACACTCTAGCACAATCATAAATTTGAGCATTGCCTTTTACTACTGCATTTCCTCCTATTTTAGCACAATCATAAACTACTGCATTTTCTGCTACTACCGCATTATCATACACTTTTGCATTGCCATATACTTTTGCATTTCCTACCGCTGCACCATTATCATATATCCAGCAACAGCCCAAATGCGACAAATTCCCTTCACTACTTACTACTCCACCTGTTTGCCCTTTTGCCACATTTCCAAAACTTTGCAATGCCTTTATTTTATAAGCAGTACAGCCATTTACTACAATAGGGGAGGGCAGCAACTCATATTTTTTCAATTCCTCACTCACGGCAATATCAACTCCTGTCCTATTTGTATTTTATGAGGACTTGCTATTTTATCTTTGTTTGCTTGATATATTTTGTCCCAATCATTTGCATTACCATATTGATTTTTTGCTATTTTAGAAAGTGTATCTCCCGCTTTTACAGTATAACTTTTACTTTCTGTATTCTGTTGTTTGTTTTTTTCTTCTTCTGTTTTAATATCTTCTGCTGTTTTATCAACAGCTTCTTTTGGTGTTGGCTTTGTAATTTGTACCACTCTTTGCAATGTAATAGAAAATGGTATAAAAAAATTTGTTCTGTGTTCTGGCTGAAATTCCTGTATCACAACTTTTTGTGTGTATGCCTCTGTTACAAAATCAATCGGTTCTCCCTTTTGTCTCATATTTCCTATTTGAACCATTCTTTCCAGTGCGTCAGTACCTTCGAACCAACCTTCCCAACTAATTTCTCTATAAGTAGAACCAAAATTTTGTATACTGACATTTCCACCTGGAAAAGTATTGATTGCAAGCATTTGCCCACCACCGTGCTGTACACTGTCTGGTTTTTCTGTTGTTCGAAGCACCATATTACCTAACATTATCTGAATAATATT